ATGCGAAAAGAGAGGCAAAGTTTAAGCAATACGAATTTTACCCTCCCGAAAGAGCGCAGTTAAAAAAATGGTGTGAGCTTTGGGGTGTCAAATATCGACGCTGGATGCCAAAGTGGTTAATAAGAAAAATTCTAATCAGTAAACAAATAAAAGACACTCGCTCATTGTTAAAAGAGTGGCGTGGGTTTGTGACTACTGAGCCCAATTTTCTTTCTGTGGGTTTTACGCTTGATGCTGGTAAAACAAAGCAAGACCCAAGCTATACAGGGCAAAAATAGATGGAATACTGGATTGTCACTACAACAAAGAAAGACGGCGGCTTTTCGCTTGAAGGCATCTTTGATAGCAAAAACAAAGCTGTCGCGGCATGTTCAGTGGAAAACACATGCGTCGCTGGCCCAATGCCAATGAATGAGATTCTCCCAGACAAATATCAAGCTAAAGAAGTGCTATGGCCTAGGAATATTGAATTCGACATATCATTTACCGCTGCGGGCGATAGCAGTGGCGCAATAAAAATGCAATGAGTAAAAAACAAAGTAACGGCCCACCGCCATTGTCGCGAGGATTAAGGCCAGCGCCTCCACCTCCTCCGCCCAGCATAACTTTTACATATAAAGTGTCAGAGTGGATAAAAACGCACAAGACTTGTGTTCCTCCGCGAACATTTAGGACGCACTCTAGCTTGATGTGTAAGTGCAGGAGTGACACATGACAAGGATTACTAAATTCTTATCTACGTTAGAAAACAACAACATCCCTTTAGATTGGATTTATTGTGAGATGTTTGTGGATATAGATAATTCGTCAAAAGGCGAGGATGTTTTTTTTGATATGCTTCTGGGTATTGCAATGAATGCTCATAAGGGACATTTAAATGCTACAGCGTATGATATGATTTTAGTGGGTAAACACAAAAACCAAAATAATCAACAAAATTAATGACATGGCTAATGAAGAAAACCTTTTAAAATCCGGTGATTTAACTTCGAGTGAACTTCGAGAAAGGGCCAGAAAAGGCGGCATAGCTAGTGGTGAAGCAAGACGAGAGAAAAAACAAATGAAAGCATGTGCCGATGCCATGCTGTCAGGTATGCCAGATGACAAGTCAATACAATCATTAAAAAAGCTTTATCCTGACTTAGTCATAGATGATTTTACTGTTACTACGCTATTGATTGCCAAGCAAATTGATAAAGCGGCAAAAGGTGATACAAGGGCGCTTGAGTTTATTCGTGATATCACTGGACAGAAACCCGTCGATGAAAAGAATATTAAACTTAATGCTGATATTAAAACGGGACCATCATTTGACGTATCAAAGTTATCTAAAGAAGCCCTTGCTGAATTGATGGCTATAATGGAAAGTGAATAATAGTTTTAGTCGGAAAACACCAAATAAAAAATAATCAATAAAAACAATATTATAGTTAGGGTGTGTAATATGTCAGAGCTAACATGTCAGAGCGTTTCAATACCGATGTTACCATGACCAAATAATGCTACTGACTAATGAACAGAAAATATTAATACAGCGTGAAGCGTGTAAACGCAGCCTAGCAACATTCGTAAAAAAAGCGTGGCACGTTTTAGAGCCTAGTCAGCCATATATCCACGGGTGGCACATTGACGCAATGTGTGAACATCTTGAAGCTGTGACCGATGGCGATTTAACAAGACTGCTTGTTAACGTCCCTCCAGGCACAATGAAGAGCATGTTAATGGCCATTTTCTGGCCAGCGTGGGAGTGGGGGCCGAAGGGAAAACCAGGAAACAGATTTATCGGCTCAAGTCATAGTGAGTCAATGTCGATTAGAGATTGCCGAAAAATGCGGTTGCTAATCACATCAGAATGGTATCAAAAAAGATGGCCGTTAAATCTCACAGGCGACCAGAACGAAAAGAAATTTTTTGAAAACGAAAAAACAGGCTGGCGTTTGGCTTGCGCTGTTGCATCATTAACAGGCCGTCGGGGCGATAGGGTGCTTTGGGATGACCCACACTCAACAGAAGACGCTCACTCAAAAGCAAAACTAGCTACTGCATTACGTGTTTTTAAAGAAACATTACCATCACGGCTAAACAGCCCAAAAGATTCGGCTATTATCGTTGTTATGCAGCGACTCAATGAGCAGGATGTTTCAGGTGAAATATTGGCGGGTGAATACGGTTATGAGCATTTATGCTTGCCAATGGAATTTGACCCACAGAGAAAATGTGTAACGTCAATTGGTTTTGAAGACCCGCGCAAAGAAGAAAACGAATTATTGTTTCCCGAGCGCTTCCCCCGTGAAGTTGTTGACAGAGACAAAAAAATCATGGGTAGTCATGCCGTGGCTGGACAGTTTCAACAGAGACCCAACACGCTGGGCGGTGGGCTGATCAAAGGTGAATATTTTGTTTATTACAAAGTACCGCCTAAAATAAAATACCGCATCATATACGCCGATACTGCTATGAAGACGGCAGAAAGGCACGATTATAGTGTTTTAGAATGCTGGGGAATGTGTGAGGATGGTAAGATTTGCCTGTTAGATTTACTGCGCGGTAAATGGGAATCACACGAGCTTGAACGTAGAGCAATCGCATTTTGGCAGAAACACAAAGCACTAGATAATGAGCTTGGCCCACTTCGGACAATGGAAGTAGAAGACAAGGCAAGTGGCACGGGACTCATTCAAAGCCTCAAGCATGACGCTAAAATCCCAATCAAGGCGATTCAGCGCAATAAAGACAAATACACCCGTTTTATGGGCGTGGCTGGATATATCGAGTCCGGTTATGTTTGCTTACCCGCAAATGCGCCATTTTTGCATGACTTCATCTCAGAATGCGAGGCTTTTACATCAGACGATTCACACAAGCACGACGACCAAATTGACCCGATGCTTGACGCAATAAACGGCATGATCGCAACTCGCAAACTAAAACCATCTTTCGGCTACTTATGATAAAAAAAGCTTACAATAAGATATTCGGCCCAAAGCGGCAAGAGAAGTCGCATTCACTGGGCATTACTAGGAGCGGATGCTCTAATGATTCATTCCATAATTTCTTGACACTGCGCGGACATCATAATCTAGCGGCGCATCAGGCAATAAACTATTACAGCCAAGTTCAACCATTAGCCACGGCGATTAATAAGAAAGCGGGCGAAGCGGCAAGCTTACGGCCTTTGTTGTTTAATGATGAAAAAAACCAATTCACATTAACGCACCCACTGTTAACATTTTTAAAAAGGCCCAACAAAGATTGCACATGGACAGAGTTTTTTTTTCAGCTCTCAGCTTTCTTCTCAATAACCGCAAACGTCTATATTTGGGCATCATCTAGGAGCGGCAAACCAGATTCAGAGCTATTTGAGTTGTTTGTGATTCATCCACAAAATGTATCGCATAACAGTGATGGCAATGGCAATGTGCTGTCAATGACACTTACTAATAGCAGAGTCAATGGCGGTACTACATTCAGGCCAGAAGAGACAACAAAACTTGGCCTACGTTTTTATGACGATATGGGAAATGAGCTTTGGCAGATTAAAGGCTTCAGTCCCATTTCCGGCTCAGTAGTGGGTCAAAGCAGATTAACGCCGCTATTCTATGAAATTGAGCAACACATAGAAGCATCAAAGCACAATTTATCGTTGTTAGAAAATGGTATGCGACCAACAATGATGTTAATCCCACAAGATGACATGACGCCAGACCAGTTAAATTTATTGGTAGAGCAGCTTGATAAGTTTCAGATTGGGTCAGGAAATACCGGAAGGCCATTATTAATGGCAGGTATTAAAGAAGCCATAGACTCAATGAAATCCAACCGCGATATGGATTTTGCAGTACTGAACAAATCAACCGTTAATAAAATCTATACCGCGCTTGATATCCCACTGGCGTTAATCTCAGAGGATAGCATGACGCTTGACAATCTGAGAGTCGCTAACTCCATGCTATATGATATGGCTGCCATACCTTTGGCAAATCGAGGGTTTGAAGAGTTAAGCATTATGATACTGCACCGCTATCCTGGTTTAGAAGGAAGCCGGTTAACGTTCAATGAAAAAGATATCCCAGCATTGCGACACAGGCAGTTAGAGCAAGCTATGAAGTTGAGAGGCATTGGCGCTCATACAGACAATGAAATTAGAAGCACGTTAGGCGATGAACCTTTAAACGGCGGCGATGTTGTCAGGGGGCCAATAAATCAGATAGCAATCGGACAAGATACATTCACAGACGACCAGCCAAAACCACCTAAAAAACGTTTTATGGCAGCAATGGAAGAGTACGGAATGGCTGATGATGAGATTCAGGATATAGCGAATAAAGCAGGACTATAGTTCAAACAGGGGGGGTTATGTCAGACACGACAACAAACGCAATATTAACAGAAGATGAGATTCAATCACTCTATCCCAATATTAATAAAGATATTGTTCTCAAAGGATTGGCGCAGGCAGAAGATAGACTGAAAGATTGCTTGACTACAAAAAAAGAGCTAGAGAAAAGAACGTTTGTCATCTTGTCTCTGTATGTCATAGTGCAGTTAGTCACGTTCTCAGTGTCAGAATTCTCACATATTAATCCATCTGTTTTTATGCTTACCTTCGGCTCTATACTTCTTCTTTTATCATTGAAGTCCTCTAATTATGGTGCTTTAGGGCGACTCCCAATCGTTTGGCTAAGAAAAGATGTTTTAGATGGGAGTGATGAGGTGTATGTATTAACACTGGCTCATATCTTACATCGATGCACTAAGCAGATTAAAGTTAGTCTCAAGAGTAACAAATATAAATCGAGACTACTTGATGCATCTATTTTGTTCGGCGCATCATCGCCTATAATATTTATGCTGTCTAAGTAAAGCAGTGTTATAATTTTACACGAAAACAGGATTTTAGAAATTAACAGGGGATAGTGATATGACATGTATAGTTGCAATAAAAGATAAGAGTGGTGTGTATATTGGCGGTGATAGTCAGGCGTCAAGTGGGTTGGATGCATTTCAGAGAGAAGACCCAAAAGTTTTTAAAAAAGATAATATGATTTTTGGTTTTACAAGATCATATCGCATGGGGCAGCTTATTCAATATGCTATGCCTGAAATTATTTACAATACAACTGACCCTTTTGGATTTTTGTGCAAAGCTTTTATTCCTGAATTGCTTAAGTGCTTAAAAGACAATAACTATGCAAAAGTATCAGACAATAAGGCATCGGGCGGCACTTTCATCATCGGTTTTCAAGGAAGGATTTTTTCTATAGAAGATGATTTTCAAGTAGCCGAGCCATCATATCCATATGATTCTTGCGGTTGCGGCAGACCTTACGCAATTGGCGCTCTTCATCAAATTATTAACATGGATTTGTCGACTAAAGTTAAAATTGGGCTAGCCATTGAAACAGCAGGAGAGTTTAGCAACGGCGTTGGCGGCCGCGTTGATTACGTTGAATTGAAAAATTAGAGCAGGATTATAATGTGTGCGTATGTCACGGTACAGAATCAAAACAAATAAACGACACACAGTCAGCGCGTGAGCGTCAATTCGCGGAAGACTTGGCCGCTAAACTTGCGCTAGAGAAACAATTCGATGCTGATTTACGCAGGTTGTTCAATGAAATCAATCGTGATTACAGAGCACAATTAAGGGCGTCTGGTCGTGTCATACGAGCAATTGATTTTCAACCTGAGATGTTGGGAGTTTTGCGCAGACATTATCGCCGTACTTTTCGCCGTTTTGGCGGACAACTTAGAAGAGAAATTGAAACACTGATATCCATTGAGCTATCGATTTTATCAGAAAGTCGGGAGTTTATCAGAAGAGAAACACAACAACGCTCACAGATAATAATCAACACAACACAAAGTCAGCTTGATGATGGTGCTTTGGCAGCACGTCGGCAGTTTTCAGAAGACAACCCTTTTCAATCAACAAGCGACGATGCAGCGCGTTCAAAAATCTCAAAAGATGCGTCAAAATCTTTTCGAGAGAAGATACCTGGAAAAGCTGCAGCAATCGCATCAACAGAAGTACAAAACGCAGCAGAAGCGGCAAAACTGATTGAAGCATTGGCCGTTTCAGATAGTCGTATTGTAGAAAATGTACAAAAAGAATGGTTCAGCGTTCTTATACAAACAACCCGCACTTGGCACGCAGAGGCACACGGGCAGCTGAGAGCAGTCAACGACCTCTTTATAGTTCGCGGTGAATTTCTAGCTCGTCCAGGCGATACAAGCCACGGTGCAACTGTTTCTAACGTTGTTAATTGCTTGTGTAGTGCGATTTATTTTGCCGCGTAGGGACCAAGAGAATTGGCCCCGTTGATGATTGTGATTAATCTTTGTCACGCTCTGCTATACGTTCATCTATCCAAGCTTCAACGTCGCTTTCAAGCCATATTCTACATTTATGATTTCTCTTGTCTTGTAGCTGTCTCTTGATTGAGCTGGGCATTTTTATTGAGTTGGGGAATACACCGGTACTTATCATATTTATGATTTGAGATTCGGATACGCTGATGTTACTGATTAAATCAAACGTTAATAGTAGTTGTTCATCATGTGTATCATTCCATTTTTCGATTAAGTCAGGAAGTGGACTTGTTCTTTTTATATGATTTTTCAACCATTCTAAAATTTCACTTTCCAACCAAACCGCGGTCCTAGTGTCATTGTTACTTGCAGTCTTGCGTGGCCGCGTTAATTTAAAAGGCTTGGGAAATTTATTTTTATTTCTAAATACATGAATAGAGGTTTTATCATATTTAGTGAGTCGCATAACTTCAGATATTCTTATTAATTTTCTCATGATTTTATCCTTGTTTTATTTAAATTATTTCAATCGTACTAAATCGCTTTCCCTTCCCAACATTGGAACGATATAAACTGTGCCTTGCTCGTCCTCTCCTCTGACAGCTTCGTACCCCATTTTTTTAGCGCATTCCCCTTGTTTTGCCTGTATCCACCAATCATCTTCACCGCTGAGGCCGTGTTCAATCGCGCTATCACTTCCATCTAGCAAATTTTCGGCTACATCAGTGTCAACATCTAGCGCGCTAGATATATGCGCTATAATTTCATCATCATGCAAATCAGAAGCATCTACGATTTTGTCTTCATTAATATCGAGAGAATAAACAGCGCCAACGTTGCCCATGGCATACTCTTCATCTGAAAAGAAAAGACAATCATTAAATAATCCGTCTTTTGAAATAGCTTTTATTTCAGAAGGGCTTGTATGAATTACTGTATGCATTGTCATTTCATTTCTCCGTTTCGTTGATTTGTAAGCATTCTATAACAGTGTGTGCATACTATCAAGCCAATATACAAAAGAAATCAAAGTATTTTGTATATCCGCTCTATCATTGACAATCTCACGCCTTGGATTCAAGGAGCCAGATTTTAAATCCGCTACATACATAAGCTATACATATAAGCTTAGTCGCTACACACATAAGGCCCATCATGGCAGTCACAGAACAAACAAACCGGCGCATAAATCGCAACCGTGATTTTAAAGAGACGTTTACGTTGCTGAATGCAGACGAAACGCCACGCGATTTAACGGGTAGTGACCTTGTGCTTGAACTACGCAAGACGGTCAACGCAGCAGACCCAGCGTTATTGAAGCTTACAAGCTCACCGGTGGCAGGCATCACAATCATAAACGCGGTAAAGGGGCAGATTGAAGTAGTAATCACTGACGTAGAATCAGCAGCACTACCCGCAAGCGTTTTCCCATACGATTTATATCAAATCAAATCCGGTGGCGACAAAGTAACAGTGCTATCCGGTTCTTTCTCAGTACACGATTCAACAGCAATTTAGGATTAAAAATGAGTTTACTTTTATTAAATAACGTTAATGAAGATACCGTTGGTGATTATGTCAATTCAACCGGATTTCAGGGAATGATGAGAATCTCTGGAGACTTGGATGGCGGCACTATCACGATAGAAATTAAAGGCCGCGATAACTCAAATTTGCCGATACAAGATTCCTCTAAAACTGCTATTAACACATTTACTAGCCCTGTTGCAATTTCCACTTTTTCTATACCTTCGGGCATAGCTGTCAGAGCAAGATTAACCGGGTCAGGAAGTCCCGTTAACGTATCTGTTTCATTTGATTAATAAAGGATATTAGATATGTTTAGACCATCAGGCACATCTCCCGCTGGCCCGGTTACGAGAGAGATAGCATTCATTTTAGAATATGACACAAACGCGGGATTTAATGAAAGAGTTGTAAGCGTAGGAATAAATGGGACTTTGCTTGCCAGTTTTTGGGTTCCTGCGGATTTCAGCACGTTCATAAGTATGACGGCATTAATTACGCCTTCAGGTTTTGGCGGCGCGGGACATGATATTGATTTAAATGTGAATTTTAGCGGTACAGGTGAGTTAGCTTTGGCGAATACGTCTAGTGATACTACAACTACTTACGACCTAGGTACTTCAAATTCTAACGAAGAGATTGTTTTGCCAAGCGTCTTATTTTCCGCACTGGCCGCTGGCGACCGTGGTGGAATTAAGTTTATACACAATACGCTCCCTGGCAACGTTTTATACAAACAATTGATATTAAAATACAGCACTTAGTCTATGGTGTGTATACGCTACACACAGACAACACAACCCGCACAGGTTAATCCTCGCGGGTTTTTTTATGCCCAAAAATAAGAGAGAACTATGAAAAGAGAACAAAAAACATTTGACTCAAACGGCCGAGAGGTCAAGTTTTTTCAGATAGACGGCAGCAAGGTAGAGTTTAAAAGCCACATAACTGAAAACGATAATGGCATATTAATTGCCAAGTTCAGTGGTATTTTAAATGAGCTAAATGTTGTAGATAGAGGCGGTGACATTGTCGCATCCGGCGCAGCAATAAAAACCATTGCAGACCTGCAGCAAAGAAATAGATTTTTAAGGTTATTTTATCAGCATAGCCGCCACACATTGCCTCTAGGCGGGTTCCCAGCACTAGGCTTATCAGAAAGCTCTACTGCTATAGAGTTCAAAGATGCTGAGCTAAATTTGGGTATGGAGCAATTCCCTAACGCAATGGCTCACGCACAAAGTGTTTATTCATTGTTACTTGGCAAGCACTTATCAGATATGTCAATAGGGTTTTCTATTGTTGACTCAGAAATGATAGAGAGAGAAGGCCAAAAGGTGCGACTAATTAAAGAGCTAGTGCTTTGGGAGGGTTCTGTTGTTGATGAGCCAATGAACATTGGCTCTGTGATTACCGAAGTTAGCTCTAGCGATGATGACATCACAATGAGCAATAAATTTTCAGTTAAGACACTCAATGTTGAAGACGTTGAAAGCATTAACACAAAAAGAGATTTTGAGAAGGCACTGAGAGAGTCAGGCGCATTTTCAAAGGAAGCCGCTACCAAGATGGCTTCACACTTCAAAGAGAGTCAGAGCGAGTCTGGTGGAAAACTTGAAGAAGGAAAAAACAACGATATGAGCCAAGAGCAGTCGGCAAAAATCGCACAATTAATAAATTCATTTAAGGAATAAGTCATGAGTGAAAACACAGAAGTACTCAGCAAGGAAAAAGCTGAGGTTTTAATTAAATCTCTAGAAACCGCACGCGAAGAAATCGCAGCAGGGCGCACGCTATCCAAAACTAATCAAGAAAAAATGGAAAAAGATTTAGGTAGTGTTTTAGACACAACCAAATCTTTAACTAAATCTGTTGAAGAAGCGGACGTAAAAAATAAAGCTCTACAAGAACAGCTTGATATTGTAGAAAAACAAATGCGTCGACCTGTGTCCGGTGATGCATTATCAAACCGCAAAGAAGTACTGATGCGCGTTGAGAGAGCACTTTTACACGGCGAAGGCGCTCGTGAAATGAAAGTGCTATCTACTGACAGCAATATTGATGGTGGTTTTTTGGTCGCTCCTGCTGACTTTGTGCAAGAAATAGACAAGGACATTGTTGAGATGACCCCTGTCTTAACTGCTGCTGGCGGGGTAAGAATTCGTAATACAGATCGAAACGAGGTTATAGTTAATCGTAGGATTACAAGACCAACAACCGCTGCAGTCAAGGAAAGAAAGAGTTTTCCCAATAGCCAATCAAGCTATGGTCGCGTTTCTATCAAAGTACACAAGCAAGCCGTGGAAACGATTATTACTCGTGAAGATTTAGATGATTCCGCGTTCAACATGGAAGCAGAAATCATGTTTGATGTTAACGAGGATTTTGCGCAAAAAATCGGCGAACAAGTTATCAATGGTGGTGGTGATAGCGTCAACGAGGCAAACGGTATTTTGAAAAACGCCGATATTCTCGCTAATGGTGTTACTAATAGTGGTGCGTCTGGTGGAATTGGAGACCCTGCTATTTTCATGGACTTTTTAGGAACTCTAAAAACCGGCTATCGTAGAAGTTTGTGGATGAATCGCCAGATTCTATATAAATTTTGGGCGCTTAAAGGCACAGACGGTCAATTCATTTTTAACTTCGGTAATTTTGCGGCATCACAAGGCCCTCAAATTCAGGGTATTCCTGTGATTGAAGCTCCTGACATGCCTCTTCTTGCAGCAGATGCATTGATTGTTGCTTACGGTGATTTTGGCAGAGGGTATTTGTTTGTTCAAAACACTCAGCTAATGATGATTCGTGATGAGATTACGCTTGCATCCGAAGATGAAATCAAGTTCACCTTCCGCCGTCGTTATGGTGGTGATGTTCTTCGTCCAGAAGCAATCAAACTGTATAAGGCTGCGGCTTAATAAGGCCGATGCTTAATTTATTTGGCGGGGTTCGCTCCGCCTTATTTAACATAATAAAAGGAATTTAAAAATGGCTAAAATAGACCAAAAAACACTTGTAAAACCTGAAATTGCTTTGGTTACAACTAACATCGACGGTGATACCGTTACTAATGGCGCAATCATTGATACCAAAGGTTTTCAATCGATTACTTACTTGCTTCAGTCTGGAGCAATCGCGGCTGGTGTAGCGACTCCTAGTTTTTTTGCTGGCAACGAATCAAACTTATCTGATGGCGCTACTGTAGCGGCAGAGGATTTGCTGGGCACAATTGCTGATGCGACCTTTGCGGACAGCGATGATGATGTAGTGAAGTTTATTGGGTATCGCGGTGAGTTTAGATTTATCCGGTTGGATATCACCACCACAGGCTCAACCACATCTACTGATCTTAGTGCAATTGGATTGTTGGGTAGTCCCAATCTAGCGCCAACAGTATAACTAACAGCCGCCCTTTTCTTTCGAGTTTGGGGCGGCAATTTGGAGAATAAATATGAAAAAGATTAAATTCAAGAAACCTATAGCCATTGACATTGATGGCATTGCACGAGCATATGTTGTTGGAGATGTTCGTGATTATCTATCGGATGATGTTTGCGAGGGCTTAGTGAAATCAGGCAGTGCGGAGTATGTATTGACAGAAGCAGAAGCCAAAGCAGAGGCAGAGGCAGAGAAAGAGAAGCTTATCGCTGAACAAGAAAAGGTCAAAGCAGAGGCAGAGTTACTAGCTAAGCTAGAAGAAGAACAGGCCGAGTTAGAAAAAAAGAGACTCGATACAAAAAAAGAAAACAAACTACATAATCCAAAAAACAAAGAGAATAAAAGCGTTTAAGCGCTTAATAGTTTGCCGCAGTTTCGCCCATAGCGTGCACCTATTCGCGCTATCCCATCGACTGCGGCAATTCAAAAAAGAGTTAATCTATGTGGAAAAGAAGAATAAATCATCATGAGTATATCGTCACTAATCGACTGTGTGACTTACAGCTTAATCTTGATGCCGTCAAAAAGCATTTAGAGATTTCGTTTAGCGAGGTAGATGATGATGCCTACATAAACGAGGTGATTCGTGCTGCGGTAGAGTTTGCTGAGCGTCAACTGAATTTGTATTTATTGACAACAGATGTAACGCTTCACATTGATAACTTTTTGGATATTGTCATTCCAATTCGTCGACGACCTAATACCACCATAACGCAAATAGATTATTTTAGAGAGGGTGTGCTAACGACCGTTGATGCAGCGGATTATTTTATAACAGTTTCATCCGTGGGTTATCCGACAGTACAGCCCGTCGAAGACAAGGACTGGCCGGATGATGTTGATTGCCGACAACAAGCGGTACAGATAAATTTCCAGGCAGGGTATGGGCTAACGTTTGACGATGTGCCGTTTGATATTAGGCGTGCATTGTATGAGCACATTGCGGACATGTTCGAGAATCGCGGCGATTGCTCACAAGATACTTGTAAAAGCTGCTTACCGGCAATGACCGAAAGGGTTTATGCGTCTCATAGAGTGCCGAGCATAGGGATAGGGTGTTGATATGGCAAAATGTGTCACAATTCAGCGCAAGAAAAAGAGAGCATGTATTGGCGCACGCAATAGATGGATTACGCTTCAAACGCGCTCAATTCAGCCGCCTTGCAGTGGTGAGGTGGATTATACCGAAAAATTCACAAAGAAAATTAGAGTTAAAGCCTTGGTCAAGACAACAGAGGGCGTGCGCGGTGGAGAAACTATCTTTGACGACACCGGCACAGAAAGAGTGGTAACGCACGAATTTGATATTAGATTTATCACTGGCGTTACATTTGAGAATTGGGTGTTGATGGATGGTATCAAGTATAACATTTTAGGCACTCAAAATGTCGATGAGGCAAACAACTCTATCATCATAAAGGCCACAAAACGCGGGACAGAATCAGCGGCTGCAAATTTCGCCTAGCATTTTCATTCTGTTAGTCTGTTGTTGTTGGCCATGCTAACTATATCACTGTTTTTATTCATCATTTCATTTTCCTGTTTTTCCGTATAAATATTATTTACCGATAAAGTCTTCTTTTAGAAGTTCTGATTTAATCAGATTACCGTATTCATTAAAAGTTTGAGAAAAAACACGATAAGGCAGACCTTTTACTAATGGGTTTTGTTTGACCATTTTTGCGCTGAGTGTTTGTAATTCTTGAGTTGTGTTTGCTGTAACGGATAATTTTAAATCTTGATTGTCTGTTACTACTTGTAAAATATATTTTGCACCCATGTCGCTATCTGTTTCGCTCATAGTCTGACTCGGTATGCTGTGACCGTTCTCTGCTCTTAATCTTAAGCCAAAAGGTTCGGGCTTTACACTTGATGAAAACTTAGCGCATGACTCGACTAGAATAGTGTCAGTGTTTGTTGAGTATGTATTCATGTTTTTCTCCGTTTCGTTGATGTTGACTCATATTACAACAGTATACACACACTGTCAACATATGAATCAAAAGAAAGTAAAGTATTTCGCGCATCCGCTGTTTTCTTGAGGTTCTGCTATGGCTACAGGCATAAAAATCGATGCAAAGGGCAGGAAGACTATTGTTGTAATTAATAACCTTGATAGAGAATTTAACAAAGGCATAGAGCGGGCAAACTTTTTCATTCGTCGGGACCTAGTGAGTTTCGTTAACAAAAAAATTCTAGAGAAGCCCAAAACGGGCAGAGTGTATCTAATTCGCAGAAGACTACACACTGCATCAAACCCTGGAACAGCACCCCCAGAATTTCCAGCAAATCTTACTGGCAGCTTGCGACGCTCTATCGTAGCGGAACCCCGTGGTTCTTTTCAAATTGAATTCGGCGCAGGTGCGCGAAAAACAAACACAGGCAAGGCGTACAAATACGCAAAAATTTTGGAAGAGGGCGGAAAAGCTGGCAAAGGTAGAAAAACCATCATCAGGCCGCGTCGATATTTACGGGAAACCATTGACGCAAACGAACGCAACATCACTAAGCATATTGAGAATGAAGTGATGGGGACTGTAACTAAAGTTAAAAGGTAAACGATGAAAGCTCAAGACGTTGTTAATCAGTTATCCGGTGCGCTCCCACTTTTCACGTCCCAGTTCACTACAACGCTAAGTGTCTCGAGTATTGTTGTTTCGTCGAATTTGGCTACTGTCACCACCATAGACCCACACAAGTTTGAAACGGATTATGTGGTAGTGATAAGAGATGCAATCACACCCAACGCAATCACAAGTTTAACCCGTGTTGGCAGCATCGCTACAGCCGTTACCCTCAACAAGCACAACATAACAAAGCAGATTAATGGCAAGCAATTTGTCACTATTAGCGGCGCGGCAGAGTCGGAATACAACGGCAGCCAAACGCTTTTAAAGATTATCGATGGTAATACAATTACATTTTTAGTTGATGGCACGCCAGCAAGCCCAGACACGGGGTCACCAATATTAGAAGAGTTCTTTTTATTATCGGATGATGTCGCAGGATTCACGCACATAAACGGCGTTCATAAAATCACTGTCACAAGCCCAACGACTTTTACATATCCAACAAACGCAGTGCCGGACGTTATAGCCATTGGCACTATTCTAGTTGAGTCATGTCCCAGAATTTCATCAAGCGTTGATTTAGAAAGGGTCATTGATAGCTATACAGCACAAGAAAATAAAGAGCTTTGGGGTTTTGTGATACTAGAAGACCGTACCGCGAATAAAGACAGAAAAATAAACATTGACGCAAGCAATAGCCGCTCTGGTGGTTCAGATTCACGTCAGATTGTCACATCACCATTTTCGTTCTATGTGTTTGTGCCAACGAGGGATGAGCTGTCAGGCAGATTAGCGCGTGATGACATGGAGGACTTAACATCTCCATTGTTCCGATCATTGCTAGGCGTTAGATTCGAGACCGGATTATCTGGTAATAACTGGTCAGAAGTAACATTCCTAAGCCACGGAATTCAAGCATACAACACCGCCTTCTATGTCCACAGGTTTTCATTTGAAGCAATCATAGATATCACCTTTGAAGACACCGCAAAAGCCAACGAAGTCGGCACAGTATTTCGCTGTATCGACATGGAAACGGGCGCACCACAAAATGAAACCACATCACCGATTGAATCAACAATTAACCTGGATGATTAACATGACAACAAGACGGCTAGAAATACTGAAAGACAACGGATTATACAAAGCTAGAACGATTATAAAAATAAAGGTGGACCAAAACGGACAGCCTCAAGACTCATTTTTATATCGTCGCGTTCGAGATATGAAAGCAGACCAAAACTGCCAGTGGCTTGATGAATGGTCAATGAAGAAAGGCGAAGCAACGACCATACAGCCATCAAAATCAGTCGAAAAAAGAAAAGCAATACAACAAGACAAATCTAAGAGCAATCAACCAGAGGATAAAAGCTAATGCCAACCCAGCCAAACAACCCTATTATCAATGGCCAAGTTTTAAGCGCCAATCTAACTCAAAGCGTCGCAGATGTTAGAGTGCTTATCATTGCCAATAAACTTCCAGGCGGCACAGCGCCAGCAGATACCATCCTCGCTAATGTATTAAATGATGCAAGCGTTTGGGATACTGCTTTCGGTGAAGATTCCGTTGCCGCAGCAATGACCCGTGCATTTAGAGAAGTCAACACGGGCCGCATTCAGTCAGAGCTTGACGTAATCCCTGTTGATGACGCGGCAGGCACAGAGGCAACGGGTAACGTAACTGTTGCGGGCACGGCAACAGAAGATGGCACCTTTACCGTTAACATTACCTCTGAATCAAATAAAACACCTTATACTTTCCCTATCACCATATCAGACACCGACACGGCTACTGTTGTTGGTGCAGCCATTGAGGCAGCGCTAACAGCAGAAGCAAGATTACCGGTTACGGCTGCTAACACGGCTGGCGTTGTGGACTTAACTGCCAAGCATTTCGGCACAGTCGGCAATGCGGTAGGTATTAGCATCAGTGGCACTGTCGCAGGGCTTACATTCACATTGACCGGAATGTCAGGGGGCGCAACAGACCCATCATTAACCGCAGCCATTGCGGCGATTGAAGGCAGACGTTATCAGTTCATCTTGGTCCCGTCCGGCTGGGATGTTACAGCACTGAAAACAGAGCTTGAACTAAGAGACCCAGCAGACAATAAAATCTTGGACGGTCATTTATTTCAAGCGAAAACGGATACCTTTGCCAATAACTTGGCTTTTGTCGCTGCGGAAAATAGCAAGCACAACACATTCTTTCTTTTTGAGAAAACCACAATCGTTAATGAGTATGATGCACCTGAACTCTTCGCACTAGATTATGGTTTAACTGCTCACGCGGGGGGTGTTATTGCGCTACGCTTAACCCAAGGCGCTCAAATCGGCAACTTATTGGCATCTACTACTAACGCTGCACGCGATGTGTTTGGCGGCCCTCACAGCGCAAGTTTACCGTTTCACAATACGCTAATACCTACGCAAAACCCATCAGATAAAGACGGCTTTAGCGACACAGAAATAACACAGCTTACAGCAGCCGGTGGTACAGTTATTGGTAATAACTCAGCTAATAGCGCGGTGGTTTTGGGTACAGTCACCACAGCCTATAAAACCGATAACGCTGGCAATCCAGACCCTACGTGGAAGTTTTTAAATGGCAAGCTTACTGACTTCATCATCCGTGAGTCTTTCTTTGTTAATTACAAAGACAAATACTCAGGATTTAGACTTAAAAGAGGCTCATTAACTCCTAATTTTCTTGGCGCTAATGTGGCGTCAATCCGCGCATTTAGTAAGAGAGTTTACACAGACTTGATAGATGACCAGTTAGTAGAGGGTGGCCCAGAAGCGCGGCAATTTTTCGACAGAAATATGACTGTAGAAATTATCGATTTTGCTAACGGCAAAGTATTTATCGTAATGGAATATCAAAGAGTCGGCCAGCTACGACAAATTGATTTCACAGTCCAACCCAACCTAGACGCATAAGGAATCATCATGACAATTAAAATTGCAAATCCCCAAGTTCTTATCGACGATGAGCCTTTTTTCATAAAGTCAGGTACTGGAGAGTACACGCCTGGCACTCCTGAATGGACAACCATGAACGAGCTTTCTGGTGTTAAAAAACGTGCCATTCATGCAGCAGACTTTTCAGCAGCTTACGGTGTTGTTAAGTTTGAGTTTGAAAACACCAAAGAAAACATCGACAAATATATCGAGCTTGCCACCACATTTAATGAGCACACAGTCGCATTTGTTGGTATTGAAGATGATGGCACTGAGGAATTTGATGTGTCCATAGAAAATGCAATATTAGCTAATCGGGCAACTATCAACCTGTCGACAGATGGAAGCCTTGAATTAATCTTCAACGGCGACGACACAATCGATTAACCCATACCGCCCGTGGCATAAAACTTTAACGCAAACCCACGGGCATTTTTAAAATAATAGGAGAATATCATGACAGGAATTAGAACATCTTTTGAATACGAACTAGCAGAGCCGATTAGATACACAGAAAAGTCCGAGGGTAAAGCAGCGTTTGTAGAGGGGCAAATGCTGGTGCTTTATGCGCCGTCAGTTAAACAGATGAGGCACGTTCAAAAATTAAAAGCCTATTTTTATGCAGCCACTGATAAGACGGCTCAATCCGAAGCTGAAAATAATAAAAATAGTCTCGCATCAAAAGAGAAAGAAGAGAAAGAAGATGGCGTGAAAATCAACGCTACATTTTTACTGGTCGCACTTGAAAAGGGAACAAAGGATCTTAATCCGGTTTACGATTGTTTTATGGAGATGATATGTAGTTCAATTTGTAAAATTGAAGATAAAACCAACATGACTAAACCTATCCTTGATCTTCTATCAGCGCCTGATATTGAAAACATGCTAGGGATTTATTTAGACAATTTTTTGTTACAGTCCTTCAAGAAGATGATACAAGAAAACTCTTAGAAAGTGTTTTCTCTGTAGTTCGATTTCTTGAAGGAGGCGCGAGCGTTGATTATTTGTTGAATATCCCAGTGACCGAACTTTTTTCATATATAGAAATATGCTCTGAGATGAGCAAAAAAGAGAATAAAAACTAATGGCACTACCAATTTCCTTTAATATTAATCTAGATGATCATTATAGCCAGGTCGCAGCTAAAGTTACATTTGCCCAAAAAAAGTTTAACGACACAATTAAAAAAGGTGATGATAAGTTAAAAAAATACAATGATACTTTGAAGAAAACAGGCAGAGGCGCGGAAATTCTTGCCAGAAAAAATAGAGTTCTAAAGAAAAGATTTACAGACCTTAAAGGTGAAGCAATCGGCTTAGGCGCGACACTTCTAGCCGTGGCTTTCCCTATCAAACAGGCAATTAGGTTTGAATCTGCTATGTCCGATGTTAGAAAGGTAGTTGAGTTTAAGACTATTGATAATTTTAGAAAGTTTGGCGATCAAATACTTGTGATGTCTCAACAACTCCCAGTCTCCGCAGACGGATTGGCTGCAATGGCTGCGGCTGGCGGTAAATTAGGGATAAAAGCCGCAGAGCTACCAGGATTTATTAAGACAGTTACAAAAGCGACTGTTGCATGGGACATGTCGTCAGAAATGGCGGCAGACTCATTAGCTAATTTATCAAATAGAATGGGTATCCCTATTGATAAGATTGAAGAGTTGGCTGATGCAATAAATTTTATGACAGATTCAACATCAGCAAAAGTGCCAGCGTTATTACAAATATTGGGAAGATTATCAGGTGAATTCACAACATTAGGTGTATCGTCTGAAAAAGCGGTGGGCTTTGCCACTTTTGCCGCTTTAGTAGAAGTCACGCCACAATTAGCGGCGTCCGGCTTTAGACAGATGCTTCAAAGAATGCGCGATATTCCTAAGATGACTGAAAAACTTGTAAAGAATCCAGAAAAAGCCATAACCGGATTACTCTCTAGGTTATCTGACCTTGGAACATTAGAAAGAATAAAACTTATTGATGAAATTTTTGGGCCAGAAGCAGGTAAATTTGTTTTAAAAGCAACAGCGAAATTTGAATTATTAGGAAAAACGCTAGAAAAAGTTGCAGATAAACAAAATTTTCTAGGGTCTTTGCAGCGAGAATTTAACATAAAATCAGAAACAACAAGCAAAAAACTGCAACTAATGAAGAATAGATTTGCTGCTGTAGGGATAAAACTTGGCGAAGCTTTTTTACCTATTTTGAAAGTTACTGCGGCTGTACTTGGTACTATCGCGATTGCGTTGTTCGCGGTTCTTGTGCAGTTAGAGCCAATAATGCCATTGATTGGCTCATTAGTGGGTATATTTGTTGTGTTAAAAACGGCTGCGCTGTTAACGAGATTGTGGGGCATAGCAATGGGATTTTTAAAAGTAAACGCTCTTGCCGCCTTGTCTCCGACAATTAAAGCTATCGGCTTCTTGAGCGCAGCGATTATTTTTGCGGTAGATAGTATTATAAAATTTAAAGAGCAATTTACCTTTAGTGGATTAGCAAAGAAATTTCTTGCTGGTGAGCTTAGCATTGGCGATGCTTTTAGGAGCCAAGAGAGTTTTGCTGCTAAAAATAGGGAGGCGACTAGAAAGATATTTGAAAATGTTAAGAGTAAAAATATAATCCCTGGAGCTGTGAACCCAATCACTGGTGTTGCGAACCCAGTCCCTGGGCCTGTTCCTGGGCCACAAAAAATAAGCGGCTCAGTCGATACAAATATTAACGTTTCAGCAACAGCAGGAACAAGGGTTAATTCAGTGGAAACGACTACAGCAGGTGCGGCCAGAACCGCTGCGATCAATATGAACACAGCGGGGGCATTTGCTTAATGAAGTCTTAATTTTCTCAATTGATTTCTAGTTTGAATCCTCTGAAATTTATTTTAGCAGTATCAACTGTTTTTTCTTCGTTGAGAAAAATACAAAAATAGTTGACTTTTTCCCATGCTCCATGTCGGTTCTGCACTTTTAAATTATCGCCAATATAGCCGGTCATATGTTCGTTTTGTTCAAGAACATCAAACTTAGAATCAAACAAGCCATCAGTCCATTCATATTCAAATGGTCTAAGATCTTCTATTGCAGTTTTACATTTATTAGTTGGCGAATTTTTGTAGATTAAATTAGCGGCTACAATAATTGCAATACAAATAAAAACTGCTAATAACACAATAATTTTTAATTTAAAATTTTTCATTGTTTTTCCTTGTAGTTTAGTTAAAGTTATTCGAGCGTTTCGGTTGGTTTCGGTTCAATCGAGTATTTTGTGGTAAATCATTTCGTTATTTTTGGTGTTAATGATTCTTAATAGATATCTTTCGTATTTGCAGCTCCATGATGAAATCGCCAATCGTACAAGAGATTCAAATGATTCTGTCACTATGCGACTGATTGTTTCTTGGTCATGAATCAATTGGTCGGTTTGCAAGTAAGTGTCGTCGTCATTGAAATACAACGTAGGCGTACCAAGCATTTTAATTTTCGGCGGGTTGTGACTGTGAGTTTCAATTTCAATTTGGTCTAGTTTTATTATGTATTGGTCTTCCATGATTGTTGTCCTGGTTGATTGCGGGTTATTTTTCTATCCAAAAATGATAGGTATAGCTTCCGCAAGGAGGGCGGTAGTCTGTTAATTCTTTTATAACAGCATAGGGCGCGTCAGAATCACGCTCTATCATATCGTTGTCATATAAATACTTGAGCAATATTTTTTTGTAGTCTGGGTATTGCCGCCAATCAATTTTTATTGCGCCTATGGGCGAGTTAGCCGCCTTAACCGAAAGCTTTAAGTTTTTATAGATGTATATTTGTCCGTGCTTATATCTGGCGCTAGACGGCTTACAATCAATTTCCTTTTCATCAATTATGATTTTCGGGTTTTCTATTTTTGGCATAGTTCTATCCTTGGTTGATTTACATGACTCTAACAATAAGAAAGATTGCTAGATTGATAAATGTACCTATAACGACTCCGATTATGAGTCCGGTAAAGAAATCCGTCTCGGTTACTAGCTTACAATGTGCGCATTTACTGTCCATTTTTATTTCCATTATCCCAGTTGATGAAGTTAAATTCTTGAAAAGTGAGTTATATATGCACCAGAAAAGTTTATGTCGTGCTTATGCGTGGATTCAGCAAGAGCCACTGCGCCTTTAAATGCATGATTAGCGTTTGGGTAAAAAGACTTTAATGACACTATGCCAGAGACACGGCATTTATCGCTATCTATGCCATACTCATATCTATAAAAATACTCTCGCTTTATCATGATGGTTGCTCCTGTTGTGCGTCTAAAAGCTCTTGGCAGTCTTGAGCGGTGAATGTTTTGCGTAACAATAAAGGCAGCACTAAATCAGTACCGAAGTGTAGCGCTTCACTGACGCAGCCAGAGACATGACACCGCAATCTGTGATTGCTGCAATAGATTGAGTCCACATTATTTGGGTGTAGTTTAAAGTTTTGCGCTTTGCTAAAATCGACAGAAAAATTACCCTCGATATCACCCTCAATTAAATTGTATTCACATTCAACCGATTCACCGATAATTTTTTGAGCTTTAGCTTTGATAAATGTAAGCTTCATATCACTACCCAGCTTTTCTTTCAGCGCTTGCAGCTTATCGTTAAACTTTTGTATGGTTTCGGGTTTCATTGGTTAGCCTTGGTCAAGTCGATAGTTTTTGAGTAAACCTCGTTGGATTCAGTGCATTCCCATTGTTCATCGAGATATGTATTTTCCGCGATTGTTATTGTTAGTTGTTGGTCATCTGGAAATTCTGCTTTCAGTCTGGGTAAGATAAAGTCTTTTATTATGTCTAGTGCATCTTGTTTGGTATAGAAATACTCTGGGTCTTCTCGGCCCATCGTATCAATGAATTTATTTTCGATTTTACACCATTGATAAAATTCGTATTCATTACATCCACTAAAATCAATCTCGTTGCTTATTTCTATTGAGTATTTTTTCATGATGCTTTCCTGGTTGGGTCGTTGACTGATGCGTTTATTTTATGCTCTCAACAAATGCGCGGGCTTGAGAATAAAGCGGGTGATTTTTAAAAAGGCAAACTTTCCTTTTCCCGTTGAGACCAAGAAATGATAGTGCCTTGATGTTATTTTTGAATATTTTTTGTAAATTATTGCCAGAATTCTTTGATAGTATAGTTACACATTTTCGCGTATCAATTCCGTTATCTAGCACATAAGAAACATTTACTTTTTCTTTGCCGTTTGTCACGTTGAACTTGTTAAATTTAATCATTTTGCATTCTCCGTTTCGTTGATGTTGACCCATATTACAACAGTGTGTGTATACTGTCAAGAGAAATATGAAATAAATCTAATCTTTTTCATCTTTTTTATCTTTTTTTCTTTCGCCTTCATACACATAGTAGTTGGGAAATCTGCTTGTATTTAAGCCTCTGATAAACTGGCTAACAACTTTATTGTCGTCGACGTGATGATAGTGCCCATGACGAATAACTTGCATTTCTCTTAGTCGGGTAGCGCGGTCCTGGCCCCGTTGTTTGACTGTTTTAGCCATAATTTTATTTTCCTTAATTTGAATAAATGATATTGCAGCTATTGTATATAAGTATGTACACACTGTCAAGATATGCATTTTGAAATAAATCTAAGTTTTTTTATGATTCCATTTAATGAGCTAATACCCGCGTCATTCAACGGTGTACCGTTTTTTTGGCAATCGGAAACAGCGAGCGGTGGCCCAAAATCTGTAACGCATGAGTACCCAAACAGCACAAAAAGATTTGTCGAGTTCTTAGGTGTTAACGAGGACACTTTTACCGTCAACGCCACGATTGACAATGAAAACTATCGATCAAATCTCAATGCGCTAAAAGCAGAGCTTAGAAAGCCAGAAATTGGCACGCTGGTATTACCACTCATTGGCAGCATTAAGGTCGCTGTCAAGGGCTTTACGGTCTCACAGTCTAAAAGTCAACTGGGTCGTCCTGATATTTCAATCACGTTTGAGCAATCAGACAACAGCCAGACACAACCGCAGCCCGAGGTAAGTAATCAGGCGCAGGTGGCAGAGAGCAGCACTAAATCACAAGACAGCTTGGAAGATAACGTCAAGGATAATTACGGCGTATCACTGTCATTTCCTGATAATTTTGATGATGCACAGGCCACAATCAATGCCGCCGTTGAAGCTTTTGACAGAAACACGCAAGGTATCAGGTCAAATGTCACCGCAGCGAATACATTTAATCGTCGAGTCGTAAAGGCGAAAGCGGATATTATTAACCTCATAAATAAGCCAGATGAATTGGCCTCAACAGTGCGGGACTTATTCGATAACATGTCACTCTTAAATGATGACCCACTTGAGCGCGTAAAATTCACATCATTATTTTTTGATTTTGGCGATGACTTCACGCCGATAAACCCCACATTGAGCGCAAGCGCAACCGTGATTTACTAGGATTAAACCTACAAGCTGGCGCATTGGCGCAAGCATACAATGATACTGCATTAATCGAGTTCGATAATGTCAACGACTTGGACGCAACGGCAGACGCGCTGGACACTCAATTTTCAAAAGTCATTGAACTGCCTGAACTGAACAGCGATATTGTCAATAATCTATCTGACTTAAGAGCGCAAACACGCGCATTTCTTGATGATGAGAGAGTCACCGCCCCCAAAATTGAAATGATTAATGTGTTTCGTGTGCCAAATACCGTGTTAGCTTATCGATTATATGGTGACCTTGAAAATGATGAAAAACTACTTCGGCTAAATAATGTTAGGAACGTGTCACGCATTGAAGGCGATATAGATATTCTCTCTGGACAGACTGCATCATGATTACTATTGAAGTCGAGGGCGTGAGATATACGCATTTCAAAGAGATTAGCATTTCAAGTTTTCTGGACTCATTTGCTGATGAATTTAATATCACAGCCACGGCAGATGAGCTTACAAATTTCCCTATCAAGCAACGCGCAAAGTGCAGGGCGTTAATCAATGATATACCCATTGTTACCGGATTTATTGAAACGATTGAGATTAGTTACGATGCCGGAAGTCATGACATAAGAATAACGGGTTCTGATAAAACCGTAGACGTTACCGATGGCACATGTGGAGATGGCATAGTTTTTGAGGGAGAAATCACCTTTAAAAGTTTTATTGAATTAGTGTTAAAAAAATCCGACATTACCGGCATTAAGGTTATTAATGAAGTTGCCGACATCAAGACTCTCAAAGAGGGCGAGGCTCAGGCTGGCGAAGTGGGAGAAACTATTTTTGCTTTCATTGAGCGCATAGCCAGAAAATTACAAGTCATTTTAACTAGCGACGGCAATGGCGATATTGTGATAACGCGTAGTTCAACGCAATCCGTTAGCGGTTTTCAGCTCATTAACAGATTGGATAACCCAACAAACACAATATTAAGTGCCAGCAGAACGCTTAATGACAAAGGCCGCTTTAATCGATATATCGCTAAGTCACAGACATCTAGCACAAATTTATTTTCAGACCCACAACCTTCATCGCAAACAGTCAACAAAGAAGGCGGCGCAACTGATTCGGAAATCAGGCCAACACGTATATTACGTTTTGAAGCTGAAAGCGCAACTGAAACGGAAGGGGTAAGTGATCGCGCAACTTGGGAGGCTAATATAAGACGCATACGCTCCGAGTCTTATGAAGTAGTTGTCGCTGGCCACACAATCCCAGGGACAGACACACCTATACCTGTAAATCGCTTAATTAAAGTGGATGATATTTTTGCTGATATATCGGCAGTGATGCTGATTAACAGGGTCACTTATAATTTATCGGAAGGTGCATCAAACACAACCATTGGACTGGTGACTAAGGATGCTTATACAGTGCAAGCACAAGAGCCGATTAAAGATAAACGAAGTAATAAGCAATCTATCAACTTTAAGAAAGTCTCATGAGTAGACGTTTAATGAAACTTGGTTCAATAACCCTTGTGGGTGAAGATGCTGGAGCGTTCTCACATTCACAATTGCAATATTTAGGTAGGGTCATTGGATTTAGAGAATTAACGCCTTACAGCGTTTATAGCAAATGCCCTGCCGGAGATGATAGTCTTGTTACTCATTGGGCATTTAACGGCATAGAAGAGGACAGAGGTGGCATTGCAAACGTTTTGACCACACGTTTCAAAGACCTAAAACCAGGCGAAGCAAAGCACGGAGCGCCGACGACAGGCACGCATATATTCTACAAAGAAAACGGCGATATGGATGTTACTGTCATCAATGACCAAAACGTTAATATCAAAGGCAATGGCACAATCAACGTGTCTGGCAATGTAACCATTAACGTTACAGGCACAACAACCATTGTTTCAGGTGGGAATATAAATATCACCGCACCACTAACAACAATTAACGGCGCTTTTACTGTCACCGGCGCTACAACGCTAGAAGGCAAATCATTCTTGACGCATGGCCACGCTGGCTCACCTACAGCACCTAACGGGCCAGTCACCAACACAGGCGTAGTAGTTTAATGACATCCCCAATAGATTTGGCACTGGCTCAACCCAAAGATGCTGACGGCCAGCCCGACAAAAACAAGCCATACTTTGACATTGATATCGATTCAGAGGGTAGGCTGGTTACGACTAACAGACTAGATACAACACTGATTCTGTCTCTATTCACAGACGCCAGAGCTATCAAAGAACTACAACCAGCGCCAGAAAGACGACGCGGATGGTGGGGCGATACTTTGTCCAGCGTTCCTGGTCATCAGTTTGGCTCTCTGCTTTGGACATTAGAGCAAGCGCGATTAACACAAGATACCGTCAACAAAGCCAGAGATTTTAGCGAGCAATCCACACAATGGTTTTCTGAGGATGAAGTAATACAAAGAACAGTGATTACTACTGAACGCCTTAACTCAAAGCTAAATATTTTCATTCAGCTATTTCAAGAAAACGGTGTCAGTGAAGCCAGATTTTTCGACGCACTCAATAACCTTGATTTTGAATTCAAAGGAATTTAATACATGCCTCTCTTAAACATACCTGAAAGCCGTGACGTTTTAGCACAAAGAACACGGGCAGACGTTCAGCAAGCACTAGCAGAATCAAACCCATTTCTAAGAAACTCTATGCTGGATGCAATCATTAAGGGTTATGATGGCCGCATATTCGAGTTTTATCAAACACTGCAAATAGCCACAAGTAATTTATTCGCGAATACTTCTGTTGATGAATTTCTCGAAGGCTGGGCAGATTTTAAGGACTTAAGCCGCAACGACGCAACATCCGCATCAGGCCGCATTGTCGCTACAGGCACACCAGGGTCAACCATTGGTTTTGATGAAGAAGTTGCTGCAGGTGGTAAGACGTATATTGTTCAAGCCACGGGGTCAATATCATCACAAACGTTAAACATAACCACCCTAGTGCGCTCAGGCTCGACAGTGACCGCAACAACGGCAAACTCTCATGGGCTATCCTCAAATATAGATGGGGTCATTTCCGGCGCTGTAGAGACTGATTACAACGGCACTTTTACCATCACCGTTACCGCCGCGAATAAATTTACATATCAAATCGCCACAACACCAACAACACCCGCTACCGGTACAATCGTTTTTGATATCGATTTTGTCAGCTTGCTTGTTGTTGCCGAAGATTTTGGGCAAGACACTAACTTAATTGCTGGCACAAAGACAACGCTAGTGACACCGATAGCCGGTGTTAATAATGAGTTGTTTGTTGATTTTGATACTGTTGGGGGCGGTGCTGATATAGAAACAAACTTAGAATTATTGGTTCGAGTTAAGGAAGCCTTTGCATTTCCCAAAGCCTATTGGGGCGTTAATTTTTTGGTCGCTACAGCAAAAGAAGTAAGCGGCGTGACTCGTGTATTTGTTGAAGAAATAACCCCAGCCGTTGGGCAGGTTACAATCTACTTCTTGAGAGATAATGACGACAACCCAATACCAGACGGCTCAGAGGTTCAGGCCGTACGCGATGTAATTATAGCTGCAAAGCCCGTTGACCGCGACCCCTCAGACATCTTTGTGTTGTCGCCAACAGCGATTATAACACCTTTTGATTTTTCTGCATTAGCGCCAAACACGGCAACGATGCAAGCGGCAGTCAGCGCAAACCTACAACAGTTAT